ATTTAAACATGGAGGTAATAAAAATAAAACACCTGAGTATGGATCATGGTGTGCAATGAAAAACCGTTGCAATAATCCAAAGCATAACCATTATTCGCGATACGGAGCCCGTGGGATTACTTATGATCCGGCATGGAACGATTTTCTTGTGTTTTTAAACGATATGGGAGAAAAACCCGACCCCAAAATGGAGCTAGAAAGAATTGATAACGATAAAAACTACTGTAAAGAAAATTGCCGTTGGGCTACTCACAAAGAACAAACGCGCAATAGAGGGGGTAAAAGAGCCACACGGCTTTACACTTACGATGGCAAAACTATGTGCATAAAAGATTGGGCTGATTACGTAGGTATAAAACCTAATAGCATGAGAAAGAGACTAGACAAAGGCTGGCCCTTAGATAAAGCTTTTGCTATAAAATCTGAAAGTTAGTTGTGCTCATTGTGTGTTAACCTAAGAAAGAACCGGCAAGTCTGAAGTTAGAACCAGCTGTTCTAGCTAAGGAGGGGAGTTCCCCAAAAGCCTTAGCTTTACCGCGCTTTTCAGCAGCCGGATCAAGAACTTCTTCAATCGGATCGGTAGAGGAGGAACCTAAGGCGTCTCGAAGCATGTCAGCGAAACGCTTATCTTCCTCCCTCTGTTGTTCTTGAGCTAAATATTGCTGGAAAGGACTCGAACCGGGAGGCGTTGGTTCACCACGGAAGGCTCGAATTGCATCACCAGCGGCACTCATCGCTAATCCGCCAGCCTTTAAATAATCCATCCAGTTGGATGAAGCGGGCTGGGATTGATAGGAAGAAGCGTAGTCGTACGCACCGAAAGAAGGAGAACTAAAGTTGTACGCAGTGTCTCCAGTAAAATTATAAGAAGTCGAGGGGAGCGGAGAAACAGAGGGGGCAGAAAAAGAATCTTGCCAACTTGGCAAAGAGTAAGATTCAGACGGAGAGTAGTTAAAATCCACGATTAGAACCTCCCAGCAGCGGCGAAACCAGGGCGGGCGTAGAACGGATTCTGGAGGGAAACAGCCATCCGAGGACGCGTGGCATCGCGGAGAGCGGGATCTGCACCTTCAAGAACAACTCTAGCTTGTTCTTCAGAGTTCCCAATAGCATTGTTGGGAGTATTAGAACCAAGCTCAGTCGTAATTTCAGGTTGCTGAAGATTCGGCATCTGCTGGTTATTCAGCATTTCGTATGCGAGCCCCGGATTAGCTGCAGCCCACGCCTGGAGTTCTGCCCTATCGAAGCGAGGATCGACTTGAATAAGTTGCTCAACAATGTTGCCAACCACGCCGGGTTGGGCTGCGTAAGCATTACGAGCTTGGTAATAACCGCCGACGTTGGAGTAAGCACCAGGGGAGTCAGGTCTTAAGAGTGTTGCAGCAATAGCATTAGCGGCAGCTTGACGTTGTGCACTTGCTGCATCGTTTGTGCGAATAACTGCAGGACCCGTTTGACCAGTGACTCCGCCGGTAGCTGACCCAGCTTCGGTAACAGGTAAACGACCAGTACGTTCCGCCTCAAGCAAAGGGTCGTATGCACTGGTATCCCTCAAGTTCGGTGGAAGAGGAATATTAGGTTGATCCGCGTTAGAGGCACCGCCGCCGCCAAGCATGTTATACAGGACTGTGCCGATACCGAGTCCACCTGCGGCTGCAAGTCCAGTTATACCAGCTAATTCCGAAAGGTTCATTTTCCGGGTGCCGCCAACAGCATTCCTAACGGCGGTCTGGGCAGCTTCTATGGTCGGAGCTGTAAAAGACTGTCGCCCAAAATTGACCGGCAGTGACGGGGCTCGGCCAGGAACGTTAGTTGTAACTAAGCCTCGCTGAATAGCTTCATCCAAACTAAGATCTTGGACAGGACCGATTTTCATAGGTCCCCCTCCTCTAGTAGGGATATATCCACTCGAAAGGCCAGGGCCTTGACGGGGCACTACAGGCACATTGGGGTCAAACACTTGCCCACCCATACCGCGCCCGGTGGCCGGATCGACAGTTCCTGCTGGGTTACGGAGTTTGACAAACCCACTCCCTTCTCCTTCACGCAAAAAACTAAGCTGCCTAGTTGAAGCCGAACTAGGGACAGGTGATACCGTTAAAGAACCACGGGGAGCTGCATTAAGCAAACGAGACGGAAGAGTTTGCGCACCCAGTAAATCCTCAACGGTGAAGGTTCTCCCATAAGTTTCAGAAGCTCTGCGGGCAAGATCTGAAATAGATTGATACGTCCCAGGATCTTGTTTAAGAAGATTTGCTCCTAAAGGCCCCGTGGGAACGTCGTAACCGAGAGAGTCGATAGCGAGCTGGCCGGGGCTAACAGCGGGTCCCCTAGTTACACCGGGATCAACAGGAACAGCCATACGCTGTCTGCTCTGAATTACAGCACTCGGCTCACCGTAAATAGATTGAAACTGCCCACGGGGGCCGCGAGGGCTGGGAAGATTTGGTTGGTAGACCGTGGCACCTCTAGGAATAAAAGGCTCAGGCACAGTAGGGGTAGGTGGAGCAGAACCTCTCCTTCCGCCACCGCCTGCCCAGCCAGCATCAGGCACAGGGGCTGGACGCCCTTTGCTTTGTGCCCAACCTGGATCAGGTCTGGGAGCCGGGGCGCTGGGTCTTATGTTTGTTGGTGGCAACTGCCGACCAGAAGATCCCCCAACAGCTCTTTGCAGTGTTTGTTGAGCCTTTTGACGAACTTGGGGAGGAGTGTTACGAAGCAACTGCCTAACGGCAGCTTCGCCTCCTTCCTTAGCTGCGCTAAATAGAGTCCTTAAGATCGACATCTACAAAACCAGACCTAAAACTATATTAGCTTCTATCGCCAATTGGTTGCAAAATAAATTCTATCTGCACGCGACATTGTAGGAGCGCCAGGTAATGCCTGAACATAAGACGCACCGCTTCGCTCAAACCTAAACCGATTGACCATGGGGTTTTTATAGTTTGCTACGTACAGCATCTGAGCTAATCTATCTGTCTCAAAGATATAATTTTCACGCCAGATTTTAGCTGTCTCTTGTTTATCTTGAACGCTGATTGTCCTGCTAACGTCACCTAAAATAATTTCCTGGCGGCTAGTGCCACGGCCTGCCGCAAGTTCAGATAAACGCTCAGCTTCCTCACAGCGCTCAATCTGCTGAACGATTTTGTCAAAGTAATACTGGCTAGGAATACTATTACAAGCCAGTTCTAAACGAGCATAATCACCAGCAGGAACTGTAGCTACATTATATCCAAGGTGATATGTAACACGACTGAAGTTAAAGTCGTCAAGTTTATAACCAAAGACCTGACCGGGGTTGCGCCCAATCTGATTAAGGGCAGCGTAAACAATCTCACGCTTGGTTCTATCGGTTGTCGTCGGTTGAGTTACGACACCCTGTTGAGCCAGATAGCTGTAGATCTGCTCTAGTTGTTGGACGCTTAACTCAGCCACGGCGACTCCTTTTAGTAAAGTCTAATCAACGCCAAGAGTTGAAAAAATACAAATCATCGAATCTTGCTGGATCAATTGGCCCAGGCAGACTCTGAATGAAGTCACCCTCCGTAGCGACAAAACGTGACTCAGCAATCACCGGATCTTTATAATTTACAACGTGCAGAATCGCAGATAACCTATCGCACTCAAACATATAGTTTTCTCTCCAAGTCCTCATAATCTTTCTATTATCTTGAATCGTTATAGTTCTATTCAACACCTCGTCACCTTGACCCAAGATAACTTCCTGCTGGCTGGAGCCTCTATTCGAAGCCAGCTCCGTGTAGATCTCAGCGTCTTCACAACGCTGGATCTGATTTAAAACCTTAGTGTAATAAAAGTCACTAGGGATATTATTACAAGCTTCTATAAGCCTCGCATAGTCTGCGGGGCTTACAGCAGAAATATTGTAGTTTAAGTGATAACAAACACGCTCAAAGTTATAGTCATCAAGCGCAGAAACTTTAAGCTGCGCAACCCCACGAAACAGGGAATTGACCGCAGCGTAAACAGTATCTAAACGAGCAGAGTCTGTGAAACTCCCGTTGAAAATTACTCCCTGCTCACGGAGGTAACGTTCAATCTGCGCAAGTTCTTCAGTTAGAAATTGCGCCACGGGGCAGAAAAGCTTCTGTCTTTATTCTAAACAGTTAGTCAGATTTTCACTCGACGTAAGCAATATCCCCTTCTAACACAGAGTCCCAATCAATATTCGAGATTGACTTAAGTTGATCGAGTTTAGTGAACCGCTCGCCAGGAAGAGACTGCTGAAGTTCTTTAATAGCGATGGCAGTTTTCATCCCGATACCTTTGAGAATTTGCGTCAGCAGCTCAGGGGTCGCAGAGTTGATGTTGACTCGTGTGAGCGCCGGAACGTCCGGTCGAACTATTTGCCGACCACGCCTGCGCTTAACGGGTTTTTCGTCAGGATCCGCTTCTACATCTTTTTCTTCAATCTGATTCTTATGTGCAAAGAAAACGCGCCCAGTCGTCAGGGACTTAACCATAAAGTACTCACCGTCATCATGAGTACTGATAATGGAGACTTTCACACCATTAGGGGTGAAGGTGTACTCCCGTGTAGCGGCGACTGTCATTATGAGGATACTAACTTGATTAAGTATAGCGCTAAGCATTAAAAAACCCCCTCATGTGAGGGGGCTTTAAACCAACCTTCTGATTTAGATCAGGCAGGCGTGGTGGTTGTGTAGACACTGGACTCAACCAGACCAGCCGGTTGGAGTACAACGTCATCACGCTTCGGAGGCTCATCAGGCACGATCCAGCACACTTCGCAGATAGCGAGGGCTTTATTTTTGCCGATAAGCTTACCGGCACCAGCGCGAGGATCGTAAACACCGGAAGCTTGAGCCAGACCGGAGGCAGCCGAACCGCCGAGGTTGCCCACGGTGGCAAGAGCATACTCAGTCGCAACGGTAACTTGGTGCGCGTTAGCACCGTTAATCGCGTTCGAAGAGTTGTAAGAGCCGTTTTCAATTCGGCTGTTAGAACCAACAATCGTCGCGTAGAAACCGCTAGGGCTCGGGGTGGTGGTCAGACCGACACCCAAACCAGGGCCGAGGCCCAGTTGAGGAGTAGCGGAACCACCCGTCACGCCGCTGCTGACCACATCGCCACCGTCAACACGGAGGCCCACACGGTACACAAAAGCACCGGAAGGCACTGTGATACCAGTGGTGATGTCAGCCCGAACATCTTTGTGATAATCCGGAGAGGGGATGATCACAGTGCCGTTAGTAAACGGCTTGTTCGAGGAGTCGCCAGAAGCGTAGGGCTGAGTGTAGTACTCAAGCTGGTTGACGGAACCGAGGGCCTGATAAGACAGGTCAACGTAACCAACAGCCTGTTGAGCAATCCAACCGGGGCGGAAAACCACGCCGACAGGACCGCCAACGGGTTGATTCGTCAGAGTTTCGGCAGTGCCGTTCTCATTCAGAAAATCAACCGACTTGGTTTCGTGCCAGTACTTCAGCACGTTTGTGTAGTTACCAGGATAGATCTTGGTAACTGCAATCTGATTGGGGTTAATAGCCATCGTTAGTTCCTCCTATCAAGCGTTAAAGGAGTAAGCGATGGTTGCGAAATCGGCGTTCAGCAACTCAAATCCGGCATAAAGGGACCAGATCATCATGATAAAGCGGCTGAAATCGTCGTTGTTATTCAGGAGCACCTGGGCATTGTTGCCGCCGATGCCCACGCCGACAGATTGCGGGCCGAAGAACATACCGATCGCGGTTTCGTACGAAGCGCTTGTAGAAGCGATCGTAGCAGTTTGTGTCTGGGAAGGCATATTTGTAGATTCGAAGAATCTGACGCCCTCAAACACAAACCCTGTTGGCATAATAGGTTCACCAGCCACAAAAGTAGCTTGACCAAACCCTTGGCCCATGTAGATGGCAGCATTAGGCTGCATCGAGGACATTAAGGGGTTGATCTGACCATTGCCAGGGTATCTTGCCACTTCTCTGAAGTCAGAGTTCTGGCGAAGATGCATGAGGAAGGTGGGATCACAGACGCATCTGTAGAAACCATCCTGATAGGTCGGAGTATTCCGCTTGCGCAGGGACTTAACCACGCGCAGAAGGTCATCCTTAACGTCGAACTTAGCTTGCTCGGCGTTAGCGTAGGTGAGCGAACCAACGGCAAGATCGCCAGGGTAGTAGTAACCACCTTGGGAATCAGAAGACTGACCTTTCGAAACAGCCTTCAGAAGTTCGTTGATGAACACCCGGTCGCGCCATCTTCTATAGTCATCTAACAGAGTCAGAGAACCAATAGATTGATGGAACGCGGTCAGATTACCAGTGTCTAAAAGTAAACGCTGCGCGGTAATCAGCGTTTCTCTGGCAATCTTGAAAGTACTAGGCTGAGTAGGATCACTCGGATCCGCAGGGCCGGTGTACTCTCTGAGCGTCACAAGAACCTTGTCCTTGACAATGTTCCTGCTGTTTGCAGTGCCAATCGTTTGCTCTGCAGTACGCTCGCGAGATTCTTTAGATCCAGGGTTGCCCCAGAATCTGTATCTGTCCAGCTGCACAGTCTGGCCTGGCTGTTTTGAGAAGTCATGAACAACCACGGGCTCTGCCGCCATTTCCACCACATAAGCGGGGTGGGGACGGTAGAGTTCTGCACCGAGCAGCTTCGGAAAATCATTGTCGACGAACAAAGCGCCAACCTCCGAAGAACTACATATTTAATGTAGCTGGAAAAGTAAAAAAACAGAAAGTACTTGTTGCAGAAACCTCGTTTAACAAAATCTTCTGGTTTATTCCCACAGCCTTCTAAGCCATTTCATGCAGGAAAGGCAGTCGTGATTAGAAGCTGCCATCCCATGCGACAAGGACGGTACTGGCATTATTGGAAAACTCCCATTGCCCAAGAGCCTCCCGCCACAGTTCAGATGTTGGGACAAACAAGCATGTCCCCACGCTGAGGCCTGTCAGCCCTTGCACG